AGAGGGATGTTTAAAGAAGATTCAATTATTGTTCCAAATTAAATATGAATAAAGACGAATTAATCAAAATATATGTGGACAAACATAAAGCTATCGACGAATTGTCGAAACAGGCTTATCTTAATAATCTCTTTGCTTTTAATCAGGATATTCTTCATGTAGAAGATGGTGGTGAGGGAACTGGTAAACGTGTTCCTCTAAAAGATTTTCATCGTGATTTGTGTCATTTTGTGGAAACTAATGTAACTAGAAAAAAATTGATTCTAATGCCACGAGGACATTTAAAAACTACCGTCATTACCGTCGGTTATTGTCTTCAGAGGATTGCTAGAGACCCTAAAGTACGTATTTTGATTGCTAATGCTACTGGAACTATGGCTGAGGCCATGTTGGGCCAAATTAAGAAGCATTTACAGTATAATGAGACTTTTAAATACTATTTTGGCGATTTAACTACAGGAGCTAGTACTTGGAGAGATAATATGATTACCCTACCTACTGGTGAGGGTTCTTATCAGTCAAAAGAGGCTACTGTGACCGCCTATGGTCTAGGTGGATCCCTAGTTTCCCAGCATTACGACATGATTATTGTTGACGATCCTCATAACCGAGAAAATATCAATACTAAAGACCAAATTGACAAAGTTAAACAGTCATACCGAGACCTTTTAGACCTTTTGGAACCAGGTGGACAGCTTATTATCATTGGAACTCGTTGGCATGATGACGATTTATACGGTCAGGTGATGGATAAAGCTAATCCAGAGGCTGGAGAGTTCGATACTTTTATCCGTGAAGCTATTACTGACATGAAATTGGGTAAAGAACAGAGTGGACATTACAAAATTGAGTCAGGAACTGTTTTATGGCCCGAAAAATACTCATATAAAGCCTTATCTGCCCTATTAAATGAAAAAGGACTCTATGAATTCTCTTGTCAGTACCAAAATCAGCCTGTAGACGACGAGAATGCTGTTTTCCATCGTAGTTGGTTTCATGAATATGATCCAAATGAATTAAAAGATCGAAAATTGACCAAATTTACCGCTATTGACCCTGCTATCTCTCTTAAAGAGAGAGCTGATTTTACCGCTATCGTCACTATTGGAGTTGATGTTTTGGGAAAGGTTTTCGTTATGGAGGTAAAACGTGGTCACTATACTGAGGAACAGATGATTGATGAGTTGTTTTTAACCTATGAACGGTATCATCCTATATCAATATGTATCGAAACAGTAGCTTTCCAAAAAACACTTCAACATTACATCATGAAAGAAATTAAACGTAGAGGTAGAAGTTTACCTCTAAATGAAGTTTTACCTGAATCTGATGAATCAAAAGAGAAGCGTATCCGTCTTTTGCAACCAATGTATATGCGTTCTGATGTTTTCCATTCACCTACAGTTCCAGACATTGAATTTTTAGAAGATGAATTACTTAGATTTCCAAAAGGAAAGAACGATGACTGTGCTGATGCCCTTGCTTATGCTGTCAGAGCCTCTTTCCCACCTAGAGCCAAAGAGAAAGGTGACAAATCTAGGGGTTTTCTTTACTAATTACAATGTTTAACTCTATAATTCATATATGAATACCGACAAACCTATTAGACTTAAAGGTTATCAACCTTCCGAAACAACAGGAGAAAAGACAGATCTAGCGTACGTCTATCGTCGTATCGAGGAAATGAAAGCTGCTCGTTCTGCTTCTGGAATCGAAATAAAATGGGACAAATGGCAGAAACAATATGACGGATATCGTGTTGAAAGAGCTCCAGATGAATGGCAATCAAACATTGTCATCAATACTACTGCTGGTGTCGTTGAATCACAATTATCCGAAGTTATCGACCAAAATTACAGACCAAGATATTTACCTAGAGGTTTAGAAGATAAGCCACGAGCTACTGTGATGAATGCTATCAATGATTACACATGGGAAGTTGGTATGGCTGATGTTGAAGTTTACAAGATGACAGGAGAAGCTTTCACACTAGGAACTTCTATTGGTCAAGAATACTACCGAAAAGAAAAGAGAATGGTTCAACAGATTATGTCGACCAAAGCCAATGGTCAGCAAGAATTTAAAGATGTTGAAATCAATGATTTTGATGATGTTTATTTAGAGCATATCCGATTACAGGAAGTTTGGTTTGATGAGTATGGTCGTAGTTTAAATGGAACCTATGCGGCAAAAGATTGTGTGCGTAGAGTTATCATGAACATCGACGATTTTAAGAACTTCTTTAAAGGTCCAATTTGGGACAAAATGGATAATGCTAAATATGTGGAACCAGGTGGAGATGTTAATTACTACGAATTTTACAAACCTTCTCAAGGTATTGACCATTCAAAACAAGTGGAAGTTTACTGGTATTGGTCAACAAGACCAACTGATGGACGTCCTAATGTTTCTGACCATTTGATGGTTGTTGCTAATGATGTCATGGTTGTTCGTGGACCAAACCCATATAACCACAAGAGACTTCCTTTCGTCCGACAGGTTGATATTTTGAATGCTTCTACTTTTTATGGTAAAGGTGAATCTCAATTATTGGAGTCGATACAAGAGGAACAAACTATTCTTCGAAGAATGATTATTGACCGAAATCATTTAGACATTGACAAGATGTTCTTAATGAGTTCTCGTGAAACTGATTTAACAGATGACGACCTTATAGCTCGTCCACACGGTGTGGTTACTGTTGAAGATGTTGCTAATGTTAAACCATTAGAATATGGTGATGTTCCAGGTTCAACTTTCCGATCATTAGATATGTTGACTGATGATGCTATTCGTATCACTGGTCAAGATGACAGAATGCAATCGGTACAAAGTCCAACTACAGCTACTCAAGCTGCTATTTTGAAAGAAGCTACTCTTAAACGTCTACGAACAAAGATTTGGTTATTGAGAAACATGACTCTCTACAATGTTGGTTTATTGCGAGAATCTAATATCCGTCAATTCTATTCAGTACCTAAAGTTGAAAAGATTGTCGGTGAGAAAGGTTCTTCTAATTATCAAAACCGAGTTCGAGATGCCTACCAAACTGGTAGATTACAAATGAAAGGTAATGAACCTTATGAGCAAAAATACAAATCTATTCGTTTGAGTGACCAAAAATTGAATGTGACTAAAGAAGGAGTATCTCTACAAAAGAGTAAAGAACCTACTTTCTTTGAAGCTACACCAGATTTAATCACTCCAATGTACGGTTCATTTGATGTCAAGATTTCTCCAATGCCATCAATTCCAGTATCTAAACCATTAATGCAGGAAAAGGTTAGTGCTATGTTTGACCGATTAATCCAATTCCCTCAAATTTATTCTCAAGAAAAATTGGGAGATGCTTTATTGGAAACTCATGACTACGATCCAGATGAATTTAAACCAGATAAAGCACCACAAGACCAACTTCAATCTAATCTTATTGGTAAATCTCTACAGGTAGCTCAAGTTGAAAATCAAGAATTAATGAAAGGTAAGGAATTACCTCCAACACCATATGCTATGGCTCCTCACACTGAGGCACACATAGCTATGATTAATGCTCCTGAGATGAGAGACTTACCTCCAGATTCTCCAATTTTGGCTACACTTGTTAGACACATTCAAGGTGAACTCCAAGCTCAACAGCAAAGAGATTCAGCCATGGGAGCTAAACCTGGTATGGGTGGGTATAAAGGTCCATCAGGACCATCAGCCCCTGCTATGGGAGATGTAAACCCAGCTATGGCTGAAGCTCCAGCTGCAGGAAATGGACAAGGTGAAGCAGTTAATCCTCAAAACATACAATGAAAAAACGAATAAAATCAGGTTTGAAAGAACCAACAAAACTTAACGATTTAGTTGATTTAGTTAAGATTCAAAAATCTCCAGAATGGAAGACTTTGATGCGTATGGGTTACAACCGAGTCCAATATCAAAAAGACCATATTGTCGCTTTACCAGAACTTAATCCAATTAAGTTAGCTGTAGATAAAGCCTATGATAGGGGTATAATTGCTGGTATCCTAATTGTAATTAAAAATGTAGAGACTGCAGCAGCTCAAATGGAAAAACTTGCTGAAAAAGAAGAATGATAGATCTTAAAGAGTTAATGTCTAATATTGGTAATTTGGTCAAATATGGTTCAAATAAAGCCATGGAGTATAGTGTCAAAAATGATGAAGATAATCGTAAAATTGCTGAAGCTGAAAAAAAGAAAGAAGAACAGTACAAACAAATGTTGAATAAACAGGAGATGGAACAGGTTAAAAAAAATCAAGGTATGGAGTTACACTCCTACAAGGTTCAAGAAAAACAACTAAGTTTAATGCAAAAAATAAAAGATTTATTGATGCCTGATTTACCAGAAGAGTATCCTGGACAAAATAATACTGATGAACAAACTGCAGAAATGAATAAATTGTTTAATTCTATGCCTGAATCTAAGGTAACAGAAGAACAACCTACTCCCACTCCAACAGAAACTCCTGTTACTGCTGAACCTACTCCTATTGATATTATTGCTGAAGCTATTAAAAATGGTCTTAATAATTATGGAGAGAAAAGTAATTATGAAAATCCTCTAGCTACTATGTCGGCTAAACTTGCTAGTGCTGGACAACAAAATAATCTTCCTGATCCTTATTTATTACCTACCATAAACCTAAAAGAAACTACTGGTAGTAAATTCATGAAAAATAAAAATAATTATTTTAATTATGGAGACTGGGAAAACAATGATATCGGTCAATCTATTGACCAGGTTTCAAAATCTATTGGGAAACCAGATGGTTTATACAAAGATTACCTTCAATCAGGAGATATGGCTGATTTTTTCAAAGTTTACACACCAACTCAAGACCCACTTAATCCTTCATACCAGGAACAGATTAGACAATTCAATCAACTTAGAAAATATTTTCCAGAATTATGAGGAATTCAGCCTTTTTCCACCACCGTCCAAACTCCTTAATAAGGACTTGGTTAGGTGAACGAAAATTGAAGAAACCAAACCAAAAAGTATCACACCCACTCTTTAAACATCGAAGTAAAACACTTAAAGGTGAAACTGTTCGTTAAGGGATTGTTTGACATTGATATCTGGCTACCCGTAGACTATTGTAATTAACAATTTTAGAGGGAACCAGCTATGGTGGCTGGCCTCTCTTACTAAGTGGTAAGTCCGCAAGGAAGCCATAAAGGAGAACAAAATGACCGAACGATCAAACCAAGATAGAGAGCTTATTAGTTATAGAGCTGACGAGCAACCTCCAGTTGATCCTGTAATCCCTACTCCTCCTGCTAAAGTAGACGATCCAGCAAAAGAAGAAGCATGGTGGAAAGAAGCCGCCGAAAAGCACGGTTTCAAATCCAAGGAAGATTTATGGAAATCATACCAAGACGCTGAGAAAAAAATCTCAGAAGACGGTGAAAAGCTTAAAAACTTTCAAATCTTTCAAGACAACGTAGTTCCAGTTTTGGACGTAGTTCTAAAAGACGAAGACATACTGAAACGAGTTAAAGGTAAAATGGAAAATCCTACCCAGGACCCTCCAAAAGACCCAGCTTTAGATCCTTCAAAAAAAGTTGATCCAGGGGACGCCGATACCAAAAAGTATCTGATTGATAATACAGTGGCAAGCTTTGAACAAAGCCACGGTATTGATAAACTCGATCCAGAAACTAAGAAAGAAGTTCAAGCTAAGATTGGTATTGAATTTAAAAAATTCGCCGCTGGGAAAGACTTAAAAGTTAGTGAAGTCAAAGGACAATTAGAAGATGCTTTCGCATTAGCTATTGCCAGAGACGATAAACTAAAAACTATCTTTAATCCTAAAGAAGATGAAAGTGATAGCTACGGCCTTATGCCTAGCCAACCTTCTTCAATAGCTAAAGATGGAACAATCAAACTTACTCCAGCAGAGGAAAAGGTTGCATCAAACATGCCAGGCGGGCGTGAATCTTACATTAATGGTAAGAAGAAGTTGCTGGGAATCAAATAATATTTATTAAAAAATTAAAATTATGCAAAATTTTACTTACGCTGGACAATTGAACGGTGCTGAAAACCCAATTGTTCGTGATGTTTTAATCAAGAACTCTGAATCTCTTGAGATGAACACAGCCGTTGTTTTAGATGGTGCAAACGGATTAATCCCCGCTACTGCAGGTTCTAAAATTCTCGGTATAGTAATTGGATTCTACAAAAATGGAATTCCAGTTCAAAATTACAAATCTGCTGATCTAAGTGGAACTTGGGTTGAATCTACTGGCATTTATACTGCCTCTAGTACAAATATCACCGTAGAAGGTGTCCGAGCTAAACTTATCTGTGATAAAGACGCTCTTTTCAAGAACGATGCTAACGCAGACATGACTCCTGTTATGGAAGGTATGCATTTCAACTTAGTTGATGCCACTCAAATTGATGGTGATACAAATGTTGCTGCTGCTGGTCAGATGGAACTTATTAAAGTTGACCCAGATGATGCTTCTATTGGCACATTCTGCATCTGCGAATCTCTACGAGACGCATATGTCCAACAATAGTTATTAATTAACCTTATAAATTATGACATTCAAATCTAATTTCGGTGACTTATTGGAACCAGGTTTTCGTGAAATCTATGATGATAGATTCAAGTCAATCCCTTCAATATTTCCACAACTGTTGACTGTAAACAGTTCTACTAAACAGTCTGAAAAAGATTCCGCAATTAGCGGTTTCGGATATTTCGAAGAGACAGTTGAAGGTGGTCAAGTTAACTACGAAGACCCTGTTCAAATGTTTGACGTGACTTATACTCACAAGAAATATACCAAAGGGTTCAAAATTTCTGAAGAAATGTACGATGACGATATGTACAGAATCATGAACAGAAAACCTGGTCAATTAGCTATTGCTGCTCAAAGAACTACTGAATATCAAGCTGCTGGACTTTTCAACAACGCTTTCAGTACAACTCAAAAAGGCGGAGACGGTAAACCTCTATGTTCTATCTACCACACTCGTTCCGACGGTGGAACAGATCAAATGAACAAAGCGGCTACTGATTTAGCTCTAAGCGACACTAATTTGAACACTGCTGTGTTAGCTTTCGAAAGCCAACTTGATGACAAAGGTATGAAAATTGCTGCTGAAGCAAAAGTTCTCCTTGTTCCAAGAACACTTAAGAAAACTGCTACTGTCTTGACTCAATCTGAAGGTCTAACTCAAACAGACTACAATGACATGAATTACTCTAAAACTCTAGGGTTGAAAGTAATTGCTTGGCACTATTTGACTAGCACTACTGCTTGGTTCTTGATTGATCCTTCAATCGCCCTTCTAAACTGGTTCTGGAGAAAACAACCTGAGTTCTCTCAGGAAAATTCCTTCGATACTGGAATGGCCTTATTCAAAACATCAATGCGTTTCTCAAAAGGATTCAGCGATTGGCGTGGAGTATACGGTTCAAAAGGCGACAACAGCACTCCTGGTGTATAGTTCTCGTTACCTCGACTCTAAACCCTCACTTCGGTGGGGGTTTTTTGTTGATTTGGCATACTTGCAAGCAATGTGCTAACATTAATTGTTAGTTTTTATAAACAAACTTAATGAAAACATTTCAAAATCCAATAGACTCTCCAGCAATCGGAGAATTCACTTATGAAGGTTGCCGATACTCAGGTATCGAACCAGGATTAACCTTTTCCATCCTATCGGAAGGTTTATGCACTTATTTAGGAGAAGCTTTCCCTCAATTAGTTGAAGCTGAAATTGCCGCTCCAATCGCCGAAAATGAATACTGTTGCTCAAAATGTGGTAGAGATTGTAAATCTACATTTATGAAAGAAAGACATGAAAAATCATGTACTGCTGAACCTCAAGGATTAGCCACAATTTTAAAACCATCTTACATATTTTGGAATTACAAACAACTAGACACTACTCAACTTACTCCAGATCAATTTATTCCAACATCAAATCCAACTATGCCAGCCCAAGAACCAGGTTTAACTGAGAAAGAAATCACTGAACCAGCTCCTGGAATCGAGCGTGAGGTTATGATTGGTAAAACATTACAAAAAGTAACTACTGATAGAGAGAATGTAGATTGGTTTGGTAAAGGTTTAGAAGACGATATCGCTTAGTACTTTACTTGACTATTATATGTAGGAGTAGCTAAACTAATAGATATGATGTACGAATCGCAATATTTACCTTTAATTTCAGGTTTAGCCCAAGCAGGGCCAAATCAAATTTGCTTACTTTCACTTGCAGCTGGTTCTGATGCTGCTACTTTGTCTATCTATGATGGTCAAGGTGGTCTATTAATTTGGACACTAAAAGCTGCTGCTGGTACTACTGCCATTGCTCCATTCGCTATTCCTCTTTCTATTAAAGAAGGTATTTTTGTTGCCTTAACTGGTACTTCTCCATTAGCTTATGCTGCTGTAGATAACGCTGTTATTGCTCTTAGAACATCTAGTTCTATCTCTCCATCACTTTCACCTTCTGCTTCATTATCTCCTTCTCACTCTGTTTCTCCTTCTAGCTCAGCCTCTATAAGTCCTTCAAGCTCTGTATCTCCATCTAGTTCTCCTAGTGATAGTCCTTCTAGTTCTATTTCTCCATCTAGTTCTCCAAGTGCATCTCCATCTAGCTCTAATAGCCCTTCTAATAGTCCTTCAGCAAGTCCTTCTTCATCTGCATCACCTTCTAATTCTGAATCTTCAAGTATCTCAGCTTCAGTATCTCCAAGTATCTAAAATTTGACTACATTTGATATAAAATAACCCCCTTGGCTTTTTAAACCAGGGGGGTTATAGTTGAAATTACTATGTTTCAATTCCATTGTAACACTAAAAATTTACCCGCTCAAGTAGCGGATTTTTTCGTACATAGTAACTGCAAAGAATCCTCAGCAGTATAAGCTCGTGCAAAACGACACAATCTATGCAAATGGCTTAGAACCTATGCAAATGTTGGCAAAAGCGGATTGGAGAAAGCCTGTGGCCTG